ATTTTAAACACCCCTTAAAATTGATGTGGTGACCATAACTATTTCTGCTTCAAGCAGAATTAAGCATGCTTTAAGCAGAATTAAGCATGCTTTAAGCAAAATTAAGCATGCTTTAAGCAAAATTAAGCATTGCTTAATTCTGCTTAATGTGCTAGATAAGAGAAGATAACACGAGAGTGAGAGAAGATAGAGATTAAGAAAACATAACACTACACTATATTCTTTCGTCCTACGTCCGAAAGTTTACTTATTTGTGTTATGTTCTTTAACTGATGTTCTCTCTCCCCCCCTAAAATTAAAAGATGTGAGGGTGGATTCTCTGGAGAGATATATTAGGGGTATAAATAACATAATCAGTTCCGCACAGTTTCGATTTCTATACCCATTAGAATATTAGTAGGTCAAATTATACCCCTGTATTTTAAACACCCTTTAAAATTGATGTGGTGGAGTTAAAAATATTTTTAAAAAATAATGGAACTTTTTCACTCTCAGGACAATACTATAATAAGAGGGTAAATTAAAAGTAAAAGGAGAAATTAAAATGAAAAAAGCAGTATTATTAGGAGTAACAGTTAAAAAAGGAAAATTAATAGGAACCACATTAGCAAGAGCAACAAGACAGTTAGAAAAAAATAAAAAAGTAGAAATGATTAATTACTTAAATCAATGTAACGGATAAAATAAGAGGGTGGAGGAAAGAGTATGTTAGATATCATAGAAGCATTAAATAAAACCAATTTAGTATTAGGAACAAGTTACCCAGTGTCTGTAATAACAAACTATTTATTATTTGAAATATTAGCTAGAATTTGTGGGAGTATTGAAGAAGACAAAGAAATAGAAATAGTTATAGACACCAAAGACCTACATGAACTATTAGGGACAGATGAATATAACTTTAATAATTTATTAATCTTGTGTAGTGAAGTAACTAAACAATTAGTAGTTTTTACCTTGGGTGGGAAGATACACATGAGTGTATGGGTATCTAATTATTATAGTAATAGTAATAATACAGAGATAACCTTCGTAATACCAGAAATAATATTAGAATTTATAAAAGCAAATAGGTTGGGTGGATATTAATTTGTTAATAAATAGTGTTCTCGACCTATACTATCTTTGTATACAAATGTTATAAATTTGTTATGGGGGTGGGTAGATTGAAGAAGCAATGGATCATATTTAGTAAGTCAATAGTAGAAGGAATGACTAATGAAGCTGCATATCTATCAGCATATCCAAATGCATTAAAAGCGACAGCAAGAACCTCATCTAACAAGCTTCTACATAAACCAGAGATTCAAGAGTACATAGAAGAATTACGAGAAGAACTAAGAAACAAAGCCATTTGGAGCATATCAGAGATATTACAACAGACTAGAGAGATAGCAGAAAGTCCTGAGACTAGCCAAGGTAATAGACTCATAGCATTAAAACTGGGAGCTCAGATCTTGGGTGGAGATAAGAAGGAAGTTAAACACACTGGTTCAGTAGAAGTAAATACTACTGTAGACTATTCATCATTATCGGATGAAGAATTAGATAAATTGTTGGAACAGGAAGACTGATTTAGAGAGATTAGCTCTCACTCAGTAATCCCCCCACAGGTTTATCTCTTTTATGCGTTATTTTATATATATAATTAACACATGTAAGCTTTTTGCAAGTTGTAACATTCAAACTTGCAAAAATGACATATCTCACTCGGAACAAACATGCATTTTCTGCAAGTTGTAATATTCAAACTTGCATTTTAATATTGAGGTGGAGGAATAATGACTAGACAAATTAAAGAGCAACTAGTCTTTGCTAAGATAGAAAAATTAATAAGAGCATCAAGACAATCATTCTGGATATATTGTAAGACTTTATACCCAGATTTTTATAAGGAGTCTAGGCCACACTTAAAGGATCTATGTAACTTACTACAGGACTTCTATGAAGATAAGTTATTAAATGACAATGGAGAGGCTTATAATAACCTTATAATTAACCTCCCACCACAGCATGGGAAGTCTAGAACTCTTGTTCTATTTGCTACATGGATACTTGGTGTTAAGATTAGTGAGAAGATTATAACTTGTTCTTATAATGATGATTTAGCCACAGACTTCTCTAAGTATACTCGTAATATAATACAACAGACAAAGGATATACCAACAGATATTATATACTCAGACATATTTCCCTCTTCAAAGATAAAGAGAGGGGATGCTTCATATAAGAAGTGGGCATTAGTAGGACAACATTTCTCTTATCTTGGAGCAGGTGTTGGGGCGGGTATAACAGGTAGAGCAGGTACACTTAGAATAGTAGATGACTTAATAAAGGATAAACAGACAGCCAATAGTCCAGATGCTCTTAAATCTATATGGGCATGGTTCACTGATACCTTTCTATCGAGAAGAGGAGAGGGAGGAGTTAAGACAGTTATCTGTATGACACGGTGGGCGGATGAAGACCCTTGTGGTAAAATATTATCAGGACCAACTAAAGATGATTGGTATGTATTAAAGATACCAGTAATAGATGAAGAAGATAATATGCTATGCGAGGATATATTAGACTATAAAGGTTTAATGGAGAATAAAGCCTTAATGGACCCAGCCACCTTCTTAGCTAACTACATGCAAGAGACAGTTAATATTAAAGGTAAGTTGTATACCTCATATAAGACCTATGATAAACTGCCTGAGAATAGATCTAAAATTATATCGGTGGTGGACACAGCTGACACAGGAAAAGATAAACTAGCTATGATAACTGCATTAATACATGAGGGTAGAGCATATGTATTAGATATATACTATACAGGTGACCCAATGGAAAAAACAGAGTTAGAAGTAGCACGTAGGTTATCTATATTTAATCCTCAGATATGTTATATTGAATCTAATAATGGTGGGAGGGGATTCGCTAGAAATGTAGAAAGATTACTATGGGAGAAGTATCAATCAAGAAGATCTAGAATAGAATGGTTCCACCAATCCCAGAATAAGATAGCACGTATACTATCAAATAGTACTCAAGTAATGAATAATATCTATTTCCCAAGTGGGTGGGAAAATGATTACAGAGATGCATTTATAGCATACGATACATACCAGAGAGAAGGAAAGAATGCTAATGATGATTTACCTGATGCATTAACTATGTTGATAGAGAAAATACAAACCCCACAATGGGTTGTAATAAAATAATAAAAGTTGCCTATACTACGAACTGGAGGGTCTGCTGATGGAATTAAATGATATTAAGTCTTTAATAGCACAAGATCAAACATTAAAACAAGCTCAAAATAGATACTTGGGAAGGTTCTATTATAATTATCAACCAAACACTGGGACAAGAGATGAAAATGTAGTGTTGGTGGGTAATCAAGTAATAACCAAGAAAGCTAAAGACCAAGTATATATAAACTATTTTAAGAAGCTTGTAAATCAAAAAATAAACTATCTACTCACTAACCCTCTTGTGTATGACCAAAGGGTATTAGAGTTAGGATTTGATATGAACGAACTATTGGATAGTCTAATATTAAATGCCTCATTAGATAGTAGATCATGGTTATATCTTTATGTGTTTGATAATAAGTTACTCTTCTCCATAATATCAGATGCTCAAATCATACCTATGTATGATAAGACTGGTAATATAGAAGAACTAATAAGATATTATCCAGAAGAAGATAGTATTAAAGTAGAGATATGGACAGATTCACAAGTATTCATGTTAGAATACAAGGATGAAACCATATTGAAGCAAGAAGTATTACCTCACTATACTACATCTACTATATATCAGAATGAGGTGGAAGAAGAACGACCAAAATCTTTAGGATTTATACCTTTTATACCACTGTATAATAATAAAGAATTAACTGGTGACGTACACGATATAGCAAGTATAATTAAACTGTACAATAGTATATGTACGGGATTAATAGATAACATAAACGAATTTCAAGAAGCAATAACTAAGTTTAAGAATTATGTTGGAAGTACTGAACAGTTACAGGATATAATGCAACAAATGAAACTTACTAAGGCAATAGGAGTTCCTTCAGACGGTGATGTAGAATATATAAGGGTAGAAATACCCACCGAACCAAGACAAATGATATTAGATCTATTGAGAAAAGCAATGTATTCTATAGCCAGTGGATTTGATCAAGAAGACTTTGTATCGGCCAATAATACAACTAATGTAATGATAAAAGCTAAATATGCTGATCTAGACGCCAAGGCATCTGATACCATAAGAAGAGTAAGAGCATTCTACAGACAATTAGTTGATAGACTCAATAAGTTTTATGGTGGCGGAATAAAGACCGATTTAGAATTTGCTAAAGCACAAGTATTTAATGTAACAGAAGTAATAGAAGACTGTGTTAATTGTATCCCTTTAGTAGAAGCTGGATTAATGTCTAAGAAAACTTTAATGAGCAATCACCCATGGATAGATTCAGTAGATGAAGAATTAAAACAGATTGATAAAGAAAAACAAAATAAACCTATACTATAATATGTAAGACAATATAAAACTCGACAGTAGCAGTCGTATATGCTACAATTCGTCAACTGGACGTAAAACGGAGGTAATTGAATATGTCAGACAGAATTAAAGCGATTATTGGAGAAGATCTGTACAACCAAGTGATAGCTAAAGGAATTAAGCCCTCAGAAATCGACATTATACCTAATAACTATGTACCAATGGGAAGATTTAACGAGGTAAATGAAAATCTCAAATCAGCTAACGGTAAGATAGGGGTATATGAGAGACAGGTTAACGAGACTAAAGACTTGTTAAAAGGCTCAGAGATTTACAAGCAACAGTTCCAAGAACTATCAACTAAGTATGAAACAGACCTAGCCAATAAGAACAAGGAAATAGCTAATGTTATTAAGACAACTAAGGTTAAGGAAGAGTTGGTTAAGGCAGGAGCAAAGCACATTGATTTACTTATGAAAGATATCGACCTAGATAAGATCTCCATCGAAGGTGAAAACCTAGTAGGATTCAATGATATTCTTTCAGGAGTCAAGACCAGATATGTAGACATGTTCGCTCAAACAAAATCTAATGGACTACCAGCTGGTGGTGGCGGCAACACTAACAGTAATCCAGCAGATGCTAATAATAA